TCTTATGCAGACCAATGCAAAGAAATGGAGAAGGAAAGAATTGAAACTGCATACAACAAAGGAACAGTTCATGGAATTGATTATCCTGAAAGTACACTTCCACTAACTGGTGAACAATACTACGAACAAACCTACGGAGGAGGTGAACAATGAAACTATACACAGAAAAGCAATTAACAAGATACCTTTTAGATGAAGGTATTATGGAACTATCCGACCTTGCAAATAATTTAGTGCCATGCATCGAACTACCAAGTGATGAGGAGATTAAAAAAATGATGGAGTTGGATGGTATGGAGTTTGATGAATTTGATCCTTACGATGTATCTTATTTAGGTGGTGCAACTTGGATGCGTAATAAAATACAAGGAGGTGAGCAATGAAACTATACACAGAAGAACAAGTAAAAAAAATGTTAGATTTAGCAAGGTTTACTTATAATTCAGAGGATAAAATACTTTTATCTCAAATTCCCATCCAACTACCAAGTGATGAGGAGATAGATAAAGAAATTGAATGGTTAGACAATCCTTTAGAAAGATTAAATTTTAAAGCAGGGATTAGATGGATGCGTGATAAAATAAGAATACAAGGGAGGTGAGCAATGACAAACAATAAACAACAAACGGCAGTGGAGTGGCTAATTAAACAATTTGAAACAACAGAATTTTACAGTGAAGAATCAAAAGAAAATGTTAAAGAACAAGCCAAAGAAATGCACAAAAAGGAAATGGTAATGTTTGTACTAAATGTTATGGGTAAGTATAGAAATGGTGATGTTTTAGCAGAAGTAGCAACAGAATTATATGAACAAACCTACGGAGAAGACGATAGTATTAAAATCAATAACGGAGGACATCAGATCTAATGAAGCTAGGTGGTTTTGTTGAAAGGGTAATTAATATTATTACCTTTGGACAAGGTTATCGAATTGCTCTCTTCATAGCCAAAAAAATGGGTTATGATGATTGTGGTTGTAAAGCAAGAAAAGACAAGTTAGACTTGTTTTGGGACAAAATATTAAGTAAATTAAAAAAATAATGTTATTAAATTCAAATCAAATTTCAAATTATGTTATCGAATCTGAGTTTTCAAAACGAGCTCAAATCGGTATTGACTTATCTGTTCAAAAAATTGAATGGATTACAGCTGGTTCAGTAGTCTATAAAGACAAAACACATATTGATCCTGCTTTTTATCATAAACAACCATTGATTAAAATTGATGGCAGGGATTGTTGGAGGCTATCAAAAGGTGTTTACTCAGTAACATTTAATGAAGGTATTAAAGTGCCTGATGATTGTGCTGCTAAGATTACTCACCGTTCATCTTTATACCGTACAGGAACAGAAATTGAATCACCTTGGTGGGATCCAGGTTTCCATTGCGAGGTTATGAACACTACAATGATTGTTAATAATTCAATCATTATTGAAAAAGATGCTAGAATTGCTCAAATTGCCTTTTGGAGAGTAGAAGAAGTAGGTGAACAGTATGATGGTCAATGGCAAGGATTAAATACTGCTTATAAAAAATAATTAAAACACTTTTGAAAAGATAGGCTTGGGCAACCAAGCCTTTCTTGTTATATTAATAGTATGTATCAAGCTCTATATTTCGATAAAGACGAAAAACAATATTATTTGCGAGATGATAGATGGGATGGATTTAAAACAGTTAAATACTGGCCTACCTTATATCAAGCAGACCCTGATGGTGAATTTGAAACATTGGAAGGTACTAAAGTAACACCAGTCAAAAAGATGGATGATTGGAAAGATCCTAAGTACTATGAAAAAGATGTTGATAAATTAACTCGTTTTTTAGTAGACCACTATTATGAAACAGATGACACTCCTAAATCTCATAACATTATTTATTTAGATATTGAGTGTGTTGTTGCTGGAGCATTAACTGAAGAAAATATTAAAGATCCTAAAGGTGAAATAACAGCTGTTGCTTTATATGATCATAATTCTAAAAAATACTATTGTATGATTTTAGATAAAGATAAAACACTTAAGGATGTTAAAGAAGAAAATAAAGAAGTTATACCTTACTCTACTGAAAAAGAATTACTACATGGATTTTTAGATAAATGGTATGAACTTGATCCTACTATTATTACAGGTTGGAATAGTGGTTTCTTTGATATTCCTTATTTATATTATCGTATCAAGAAAGTATTAGGTGAAACAATAGCTGCTACTTTATCTCCTATCAATAAAATTAAATTCACCCCTCAATTTGCAGACCAACCAGTTAATTTAGGAGGTATTAATCATCTTGATTATATGCTTTTATTTAAAAAGTATATTATGAAACAAGAACCATCTTATCGTTTAGGAGACATAGGTAAAAAATATGCTAAGTTAGAAAAAATAGAATATCAAGGTTCACTTGATAAACTATTTAAAGAAGATCCTCACACATTTATTGATTATAACTTACGAGATGTAGAGATTATTGTTGAACTTGAAAACAGAATGAAGTTTATTGAGTTAACAGTTACAATTGGTCATCTATGTCATACTGAGTATGAGGCTATTTATTATTCAACTATGTTGAATGAGGGAGCTATTTTGACTTACTTAAAACGTAAAGGAATTATCTCACCTAATAAACCAACTACTTACAATCCAGCTTTAAGAACATTAGAAGAAGAATATGCTGGTGGTTATTTAAAAGATCCTACACCTGGTTTATATGAATGGGTTATTGACTTAGACTTTACCTCACTGTATCCTTCTATTATTCGCTCTCTTAATATGGGTATTGAAACACTAGTAGGTAGGATTGTAAATAAAGACAAATATGATAATCAATGGTCACTCCAGGAACTTAAATCTATGAGTCCTGATAAAATTATCTATATTGAAAAAGTTAAAAAGAATAGAACTTTAGTTCGTTCTGAAATAACAGTGAGTGAAATTATTGATGTTATTGAAAAAAATAATTTAATTGTATCTGCTCCTGGTGTGTTGTTTAGAAAAGATAAATCAAGTGTGGTTTGTGAAATCTTAGCTGACTGGTTTGCTAAACGACAAGAATATAAGAAGTTAATGAAAAAAGCATATAAGGTAGATAATGATCCGGTTATGGGTGCTTTTTATGACCGACGTCAACATGCTTATAAAATTAAATTAAATGATGTTTATGGTGTGTTTGCTCAAAATGGTTGGAGATACACAGATGGAAATAAATTCATTAGTAAAGCTATTACTTTATCAGGCCAAAGACTATTACAAGAAAGTATTAGGAACATGAATGAATACTTAAATAAAGAATTAGGTAATGAAATTCATAAAGATTATATTGTTACTAGTGATACAGACTCATTGTTTATTCAATGTAAGGACTTATTAATAGCTAGACATCCTGATATTGATTTTAATAATAGGGAAGATGTTATCAATAAAATATTAGTTATAGCTAGTGAGTTACAAAAAATGGCTAATGAATTTATTGGTAACTTTGCTAAAACAGCTTTTAACTTAGGAAAGGACGCTACTCATTACTTTGAACTAAAGCAAGAAGTTGTACTTGATAGAGGTTATTTTGCAGGTAAGAGGAGATACGCCCAACATATTGTTAATAAAGAAGGTGTACCGGTAGATGAACTGGATGTTAAAGGATTAGATTTGATGAAATCTAATTTTCCACCCCTATTTAGAAAGTTTGGGGAAAACATTATTAATGAAATTATGTTTGGTAAACCTAAAACTGATATTGATAAACAAATCTTAGATTTTAGAACTGAATTAAGAACCATTGATTGGAGAAAAATTCTTAAACCTACAGGCTTAAAGAAAATGAGTGAATATTTAGCAGCACCGCCTCGTGCTGGTGAGGTATTTTCTAAATTAGGTTCAAAGTGTCCTATTAATACTAAAGCCGCTATTTACTATAATGACATTCTAAGATTTAAAAATTTAGATAAAAAATATCCTACATTTCAAATAGGTGATAAAATGTTTATTGCTTACTTAAAAGATAATCCCTATAGAATTGATGTGGTCGGATTTAATGGATATAATGACCCTCCAGAACTAATGGAGTTTATAGAAAAATATATTGACCGAGATGGCTTATTCGATTCAGTTTTGAAGAACAAATTAGAGTCATTATATTCAGATTTAGGATGGGGTGCTGTAGTGCTTAACCGTAACATTAATAAATTCTTTAAATTTTAAATATATATAATAAATAAGTTATGATTAATAAATTAGATTTAGTTTCAATTATTTCCAAGTATTACTTGAATGGAATGAATGAAAAAGTTAAGTGGGACATTCAAGATAGTAAATTAATTATTAAATTTAATTCCCCTGACAATTCAATGATCGGAACAGTAACATGTGATGATTTTGAATTAGAAGATGCAACAATTTCAATCAGTAATACATCTCAATTACTTAAATTATTGTCTATTACAAATGGTTATTTAGATTTAAGTTATATAAGACAACATAAGTTAATTACTAAACTTATTGTAGCTGATAATCAATTTACTCTTAATTATGCTTTAGCTGATAATATGATTATTCCTAAGGCTGGAGAGTATGTTGGTGATGGTGTATACAATATTGAAGCCACATTAGATAATGAAAGTATAAACGCTATAATCAAAGCAAAATCAGCACTCGCAGATACTGATACAGTTGTATTTAAGCCGTTTATAAACGCTGATGGTGATTTACAATTGGAAATGATGTTTGGAGGTAACATTGAATACTCAAATAAAGTATCTTTTTACTTACCAGACATCACTACTGATAATTTACCTAATGAATTTAAAGCTCATTATAATTCTAATTTAATTAAAGAAATCATGTACTGTAATAAAGATGTTGCTAATTGTACTATGGAAATTAATTTAGATGGAATTATGAGACTTGCATTTGACAATGGAAGTATCAAAAGTGAGTATTATGTAATTGCTAAAGAACTATAATATGGGTATACCATTAATTACTATCAAAGATGACTTGTATCACATCATTAGAGTAATTCCTGAACACACAGGAATTGATACAAATTTATTTAAAGGTTATACAAATACAACTAATGTATTTAGAAAAGATGGAATGTTTTGGTTTGTTCGTTTAATAGAAGAGGCTGAAGTGATTGAAGATGAACAACCACTTATTGAAGAAAGTTTGGAACAATAAAAAAAGAATGTTATATTAATGTTATGAGTACTGAAAAAGAATATACCCGTTTTATTAATGATCCTGTTATGGAACCTTATTTCATTTCTATGGATGACAACTGTATGACTGTTAATATTAAAGTCACACCAGACACTAGATATAGTGATTCAGGTAAAGACTATAATAAAATTGTAGGTCATTATAGTAATTTAGGAAGCGCTTTAAGATCAATCGCTAAGGATAAAGTAAATAGTAAATCATATGACTCATTACAAGAGTATATTGATGAATATAGTGATGTAATTAATTCATTTACACAAAAGTTTAATTTTTAATATGTTAGAAGCAATTTATAATTCAGTTATCGTTAAGCCTGTTGAGTCTGAAGAGACATCATATGGAGGCATTATTGTCCCTGACTTGGGGAATGAAAAAAACAAACTAGGAGAAGTAGTAGCAGTTGGAAAAGGTTACTATTCAGCTACAGGAACTTTTATTCCTACTATGCTGAGTGTAGGAGATACAGTTGTATTGCCTACAATGGGTTTTAGTAAAATGGAATATGAAGGTCAAGAATATTGGCTGGGTCCTGAAAATCAAGTTTTAGCTAAAGTAAATAAAGATTAATATGAGCAAAGTTATAGAATTCGGTCCCGAAGCAAGGGAAAAAATGATTAGTGGTATTGATAAACTAGCTGATGCTGTTACAGCCACTTTAGGTCCTAATGGACGTAACGTAGTTATTGCTAATGGAGGTATTCCTCAAAGCACTAAAGATGGTGTCACAGTAGCTAAATCAATCACATTAGAAGATCCAATTGAAGAATTGGGAGTACAATTAGTTAAACAAGCAGCTATTAAAACTGCTGATAATGCTGGTGATGGTACTACAACATCTACTTTGTTGGCTCGTGAAATGGCTAAACAAGGTCTTAAATATCTTAACCATGGTGAAAATGCTGTTGAGATTAAACGTAGTATTGATAAAGCAGTAAAAGAAGTAATTGAACATCTCCGTCATGAAATTAAAGAAGATATTTCAAATGAGGAACAACTTAAACAAATCGCTACAATTTCAGCAAACAACGATCCAGAAGTAGGTGAATTAATTGCTACAGCGATGCAAAAAGTAGGTCGTGAAGGTGTTGTATTCATTGAAGAATCTAAAAACGGTGAAACATATCTTGAAACAGTAGAAGGTATGCAGTTTGATAGAGGTTACAAATCACCTTACTTTGTAACTGATAACAATTCAATGACTACTACTTTACAAGATGCTTTGATTTTGATTGCAGACAAGAAATTTACTCAAGTAAAAGAGTTGTTGCCTATTTTAGAAGCTGTATCTAACCAAAATAAACCTTTAGTTATTATTGCTGAAGATGTAGATGGTGAAGCGCTTGCTACTTTGATTGTAAACAAAGCAAGAGGTATTTTGAAAGTTGTAGCTGTTAAGGCTCCTGATTTTGGAGACCGTCGTAAACTAATTCTTGAAGACATTGCTATCTTGACTGGTGGACAAGTATTCAGTACTGAAAAAGGTATGAAGTTGGATAAGTTTAGTTGGGATTGGTTTGGTCAAGCTCGTGTTGTGACTGTAGGTAAAGATGAAACTACTATTGTAGATGGTAAAGGTGAATCAGACAAAATCACAGACCGTATTGAAGAACTTCACAATCAAATTGAAAAAGCAATTTCACCATATGAAAAAGAAAAGTTGCAAGAACGTTTGGCTAAGTTTATTGGTGGTGTAGCAGTTGTTCACGTTGGTGGGTTTACTGAAGCGGAAATGAAAGAAAAGAAAGATCGAGTAGATGATGCTCTTCAAGCAACTAAAGCTGCTTTAGAAGAAGGTATTGTACCGGGTGGTGGAATGGCTTTGTTACATGCTCGAAATGGTATTAGTGATCTTAATAGTATTGGTGGTAGAATTGTTTATAATGTTTGTGCTGAACCATTTAAGAAAATTTTATCTAATGCTGGTTATGAATTAGAAGACATTTACAACGCATTATCAGGAGCAACAGGAGGTGATTATTGGTACGGATTCAATTTGTTTGATGAAGATTTTCATGACATGAGAGAAATTGGAGTAATTGATCCAGCTAAAGTAACTCGTACAGCACTTGAAAATGCAGCTTCAGTAGCTGGTACTATCTTATTAACAGAAGCTGTTATTGTTGACAAACCAGAAGAAAAGAAAGGTGATGAAGGGTTTGGCAATATGATGGGAATGATGTAAATTAACAATTATGCAAGACGCAGTATCATTAATTGGAAAACTTATTACTATTGACGGTCAATTACTTACTGTTAAAGCGTTGTATTTTATTCCTGGTACTGATAGGATTTATGTAGGTATGGCCACAGCAGGTCATACTTACATAAACTATCCTATTGAGAGTTTAATTCCATATTTTCAAGATCAAATTAAGTTATGAGCAAAACAGAAATACAAGAAAAATTAATTGAATTTGCTCAACGTGTCCCTCCTGGTGATCGTTGGCAAGTAATGCATGTTAATACTGTTCAAAATGGTTTAACAGAAGCATTAGAAGCTTATTATCAAGCCGTAGTTACAAAACCTCAAGCATTTCGTTTAGATTTGGCTCAAGGAAAACTTTATGGTATTTTCAACAATGAAGTAGAAGTTAAAGAACCAGAACCTAAAAAATATTCAATATACGGAGACTATGAGTTCTAAGCAACATACACTTTGGGTTGAGAAATATCGTTCTCAAAATCTTTCTACATATGTAGGAAATGAACAAATTAAAGGTACTATTTCAAAGTACCTAGAACAGAATGATATTCAAAATTTTATTTTCTACGGCCCTGCTGGTACCGGTAAAACTACTCTTGCTAAACTTATTGTTAATAATCTTAATTGCGATTATCTCTATATTAACGCTTCCGATGAACGTGGTATTGATACTATTAGGGATAAGGTCCAGGGCTTCTCATCTGTGGCATCGTTTAAACCTCTTAAAGTTGTTATCTTGGATGAAGCAGATTTTCTTACAATCCAAGCACAAGCATCATTAAGAAACATTATTGAAACATTTGCCCGTACTACAAGATTTATCTTAACTTGTAATTATGTTGAGCGTATTATTGATCCTCTTCAATCACGCTGCCAGGTACTTAAAATTGTACCTCCATCAAAACAAGATATTGCTTATCATATTATAGACATTCTTAAAAAAGAGAATGTTGGGATGGGAGCTGAGGACTTAAAACTAGTTATTAATCAATTTTATCCTGATCTACGTAAAATGCTTAATACACTTCAAATGGGTGTAACAGGTGAGGAGGTAGTCATTGATAAAAACATATTAGTGTCTAGTAACTACAAAAATCAAGTACTCATGGAATTATGCAAACCAACAGCTAAGTCATTTAATAACATTAGACAGATTATAGCTGATTCTAGTGTTAATGATTTTGAAGAATTATTTAGATTTTTATTTGATAATGTAGATAAATATGCTCCTATAAGTATGGGTGAAGTTATTATTCATATTGAAGAATATCAATACCATGCTAATTTTAGAATTGATAAAGAAATAAACATTATGGCTTTGATATCTAGAATTTTATCATTAATTTTAAGTAAAAGAGTAATATGAAAAAATTCATCCACTTTTTTATACTTTGGGTAGCAAGTAACTTATCTGTTCCTTTTTGGATGGTAGGTCATGTTCACCTAACTATGAATGTGTATGATGATATTAAAGAAATTATAGCATCATTTGGAATGAATACCTTAGTTGCTGTAGGATTTTATTTAGAATGGAAAAAACATAAAGAAAATGAAAAATAATCAAATGAACCTTAATTTTGATTTGTCTAAGACAACATCAATGGAAACACCATCAGGTGGTAAAATTTGGAGTCAAGGAGTTATCCTTCGAAAAGTATCTCGTTTTGTAGTAGGCGCTGATGAAGATGCTCTTATTCCTATTCCTGTATTTTATGATGTAGAAAGTGGAGAAATTTTACTTGAAGCATTGCCTAAGGAATTAAGAAAAGAATACGGCGGTGACGATATTTGATTGGTTAAAAGAAATCACCACTAATAAAACGTCCTGGTCTTCTTTTACGGAAGACCAGCAAGAGTCATTTAACTCTTATATGGTTCATAGATTTGTAAGTATGTATGAAGGATACACTGAGGTTGCAAATTTTGGCCAAAGAATACCCTACCCTGATAAAGAAAAAACTTATAAATACTATTGTTCTATGTTACCTAAAAAGAATGTCTTCCTCAAATACATCAAAGCTTCAAAAAAGAAGCCTAGCAACTCACTACTACAACATGTAGCTAATTTTTACACTATATCACTAGGTGAGGCTGAGGATTATTTATACATTCTTAAAAAAGAAGGAGTAGAATACATTCTTGAAAAATCAGGAATTGATGAAAAAGAAATTAAAAAGTTATTAAAAGAAATCCAATGACAAAAAACAGTGATTTAGGTTTTAGAGGAGAACATCCAAAAACAAGAACCATAATTGAAACAGACTCAATTATAGACTCAGTTATTGATGAGCATATTAAAAGAGCTGAAATGGGTAAAAACAAGTATAACAATACTTTAGATAGAACAGATTTATCTGTATTAGACTATCTACAACATGCTAAAGAAGAAGCAATGGATTTAGCTCTATATCTAGAGAAAACAATCCAGATGCTTAAAGGTAAAAAATAAGTTTTGAGTAAAAAGAAAAAAATACCTGCAATTGTAAAACAAATCAAACAACATACTCTAAAGGAAATTAATTATGCTACTGAAAAAGCAATTTCCTATAGTCAAATGTCTATGTTTTTGTCTTGCCCTCGTAAATGGTCTTTACAATATAGAGACGGTTATTATACATCTGAACAGTCTATTCATATGACATTCGGAACTGCACTACATGAGGTTATACAACACTATATAACAACTATATACAATATTAGTGGTGCTGAAGCGGACCGAATTAATTTAGAAGAATATTTTGAGGAACGCTTTAGAGAAACATATTTAAAAGATTATAAATCTAATAAAAATGTTCATTTTAGTGATCCTGTTGAAATGAGAGAGTTTTATGAAGATGGTTTAGCTATTTTAAATTTTGTAAAGAAAAAACGAAGTGGGTATTTTGGTAAACAAGGATGGTTTTTAGTGGGCTGTGAAGTACCTCTATTACTTAATCCTCATTCTGAATTTAGAACTATCTTATATAAAGGCTACTTGGATGTTGTTTTGTATCATGAACCAACTAATACTTTTAAAATTATAGATATTAAAACATCTAGAAGCGGTTGGGATGATAAAACTAAAAAAGATGAAACTAAACAACTCCAATTAGTCCTTTATAAAAAGTTTTATAGTAAACAATTTGGAGTACCTGAAGACAATATTGAAATAGAATTTTTTATTGTTAAAAGAAAAATATGGGAAGAATCACCATTTCCAATATCTAGGATTCAAGAATACACTCCTGCTAGCGGTAAAATTAAAATGGGTAAAGCAACTAACACTATTAATTCATTTATAGAAGAAGTATTTAACCATGATGGTTCATATAAAGATAAAGTATTTGAACCAAACCCATCAAAATGGAATTGCATGTATTGTCCTTTTAAAAATAAAAAAGAACTTTGTACTGCTAGTATATCTTAAAAAATCTTCATATATTTATATATATAAAAATTAAATAAAAGCTATGACAAATAAAAAGGATATGACATTAACCTCTGTAAAAGTACAGAGTGAGTTATTTGAGGATTTTAAGATTGCATGTGTTAAGTACAAATTTTCTTTACAAAAACTTGCTGACCGCACTATTCATTTGTATCTTACAGATGAAGATTTTCGTAAAAAAGTTCATTCACACAACAACCTAGAAATTAAAAACTAAAAAATACATGAATTCAAGTTTTGCTTACTTACCTCCTGATAAGAGGAAGAAAATTATGCTTATCTGTGATGACATTAGAGTTACTTCTGGTGTAGCAACAGTAGCTAAAGAAATAGTTATTCACACCGCCCAACATTTTAATTGGGTTAATTTAGGAGGAGCTATTACTCACCCTGAAGTTGGTAAACGTTTAGACTTATCTCAATCAACTAATGATGTTACTGGATTAAAAGACTCATCAGTAATAATGTACCCAGTAAATGAATATGGCAACCCAGACATTTTAAGACAATTAATTAAAATTGAACAGCCAGATGCTATTATGTTAATTACTGATCCTCGTTACTTTGTTTGGTTGTTTGCCATGGAAAATGAAATTCGCAAATCAATCCCTATCACTTACCTAAACATCTGGGATGATTATCCAGCGCCATTATATAATTTACCTTATTATGAGGCTTGTGATTTATTGATGGGTATTTCAAAACAAACAGTAAATATTAATAAGCTTGTTTTAGGAGATAAAGCAGATAAAAAAATTATCAAATATGTTCCTCATGGATTGAATCATGAAATTTTTAAACCTTTAGATAAAAATGATTCTAAACTATTAGAATTTAAGAAAAATTTATTTAAAGGTAAAGAATATGATTTTGCTTTATTATTTAACTCCCGAAATATTAGACGCAAACAAATCCCAGATACAATGTTAGCTTATAGACATTTTATAGATAAATTGCCTATTGAACAAGCTAAAAAATGTGTTTTAGTTCTTCATACAGAACGAGTGAGTGAACATGGTACTGATTTAGAAGCTGTTATTGAATTATTACTAAATGGAGATCAATATAATGTAATTTTTACAGACGCTAGATTTGACCCATCACAAATGAATATGCTTTATAATAGTACTAATTGTCAAATCTTATTAACATCTAATGAGGGTTGGGGATTAAGTTTAACAGAAGCTATTTTAGCAGGTAATCTTATTATTGCTAATGTGACTGGAGGTATGCAAGACCAAATGGGATTCAAAGATGAAAATGGAGAATGGTTTACACCATCACCAGAAATCCCATCAAATCATAGAGGAACATATAAAAAACAAGGTGACTGGGCATTTCCAGTATTTCCTTCATCACGTACACTTGTAGGTTCACCTCCAACTCCTTATATTTGGGATGATACTTGTCGTCCTGAAGACGCTACTGAACAAATTATAAATGTTTATAATTTATCTCTTGAGGAGCGTGAAGAAAGAGGATTAAAAGGTAGAGAATGGGCTATAAATGAAGCTGGATTTACTGGAGAAACTCAAGGTAAAAGAGTAATTGAAGCATTTGATGAATTATTTTCTACTTGGAAACCAAGAGAAAAATTTGAATTTATTAATGCTACTGAAGTTAAAGATAGAATTTTAAAACACGAATTAATATATTAATGAAACCGTTATTTGTAATAAGTTGTCCATTTGATACCTTTTCAGGGTATGGTGCTCGTTCTAGAGATTTGGTTAAGGCCATTATTGAAACAGACAAGTATGAAGTAAAATTATTATCTCAACGTTGGGGTAATACACCTTTTGGATTTTGTAATGCTAATCCTGAATGGTCATTTTTAATGAACCATGCTTTAACTTCTCCTCAACAACCCCAACCTGATATTTGGATGCAGATTACTGTCCCAAATGAATTTCAACCAATAGGAAAATTCAATATTGGATGTACAGCAGGTATTGAAAGCAACATCTGCCCAGGAGATTGGATTGAAGGATTAAATAGAATGAATTTAAATTTTGTTTCATCAAATCATTCTAAAAAAGTATTTGAAGATTGTGAATTTGAAAAAAGAAATAAACAAACAAATGTTTTAGAGTCTACTATTAAATTAGAAAAACCAGTTGAAGTATTATTTGAAGGAGCAGACACAAATGTTTATAAAATATTAGATAAAATACCTCAAAGCGAATTATATACTTCATTAATGGGTATTAAAGAAAAATTTGCTTATTTGTTTGTAGGGCATTGGATGGAAGGTGATATGGGTGAAGATAGGAAAAATGTAGGTTTATTAGTTAAAGCGTTTTTAGAAACATTTAAAAATAAAATGAATAAACCTGCTTTAATTTTAAAAACATCTCAAGTAAGTTCATCTTATTATGATAGAGAAGAAATTCTTAAGAAAATTAAAAAAATTAAGAAAACAGTAAACTCTAAAAACTTACCTAACATATACCTTTTACATGGTGAATTCTCAGATGAAGAAATGAATGAGCTTTATAATCATCCAAAAGTAAAGGCTATGGTTAATTTAACTAAAGGAGAAGGTTTTGGTCGTCCATTACTTGAATTTAGTTTAACTAAAAAGCCTATCATTTGTTCTGGATGGTCAGGTCAAATAGATTTCTTAGACTCTAAACTAACCTGTTTATTAGGAGGCCAATTAACTAATGTTCATCCAAGTACTAAAAACCAGTTCCTGTTACCTGAATCAAAATGGTTTACTGTAGACCATGGTCAAACTGGTTTTTATTTAAAAGATGTTTTTGAAAATTATAAAAATTACACTGAAAATGCTAAACGTTTAACTAGCAAAAATAAAAATAATTTTAGTTGGGATGCTATGAAAGAAAAAGTAGATGAATTACTTACTAAATATGTTCCTGAGTTTCCTAAAGAAGTTAAATTAGAATTACCTAAGTTAAATAAAATTGAAATACCTAAATTAAAAAAGATAAATGGATAATTTAATAATTTGTGACCGTTGCGGCTCAGACGCATGTTACGTAGATGAAGTAAACCAAGACATTAAAACCTATTTTTGTTACGGTTGTGGTTTCCAAACAAATTCATTAATGGTTGAAGATGGAGAGTTTTTAACTCAACAAAAAGAAATATTACCTGAACTTTATAAAGATTTATTTCATAAAGATGAAAAAGGTAAAATATGGATGCCATCAGCTATCAACTTACATGAAAAAGGAATGATTTTTGCTAATGGAGCCTCTGCTTTTGACTGGCATTGGTCAGCAGTAAAATCAGTACTAGTTAAAGAAGAAGAAAAACATAAATACCCTAATCCTAAAAAACCAGGTGAACATTATAAATTCAGAATGGATATGGACACTATAAAAAACTTTAGTGAAAAGGAATTTATGGATGCTCTAGAATATATTGGCATCTTTGAAGTTTAATTCATATATTAATAATATGAAAATTAGTTATGCTATTACAGTCTGTGATGAATTAGAGGAGCTTAAACGTCTAGTTAACTTCCTTACCGCTAACAAACATAAACAGGATGAGATAGTAATCTTATTCGATCAAGTTAAAGGTACTCAAGAAGTATTAACCTACTTAGATACAATTAGAACAATTAAAGGAATTAAAGGACGATTGGTAAGTGACCGCTTTAAAGGCCATTTTGCAGATTGGAAGAATTTATTAACAGCAAACTGCACCGGTGATTTTGTATTCCAGATAGACGCTGATGAGCATTTACCTGAAGAGTTTATCGACCTTCTTCATCAGATACTAGAAGCTAACCCCGAAGTTGATCTGTATTATGTTCCTAGGATTAATACCGTAAGTGGTCTCACCGAAGAACATATACAGAAGTGGGGTTGGAGAGTACAGAACGGAAGAGTGAACTGGCCTGATTATCAAAGCAGGATCTATAGAAACAGTCCGGAGATTAAATGGAGGAATGCAGTTCATGAAGTAATTGAAGGTCATAAACATTTTACAGTACTGCCTGCAGTTGATGAGTTAGCTTTAATTCATCCAAAAACTATTGAAAAACAAGAAAAACAAAACAATTTTTACAACACGTTATGATATATTGGTTTACAGGACAGCCAGCACACGGCAAATCAGTTTTAGCTAATCTCCTTCATAAGCATATGCCTGATGCTTTTAGAATTGATGGAGATGAAATGAGAGACTTATTTACAAATAAAGACTACTCAATTAAAGGCAGGGTAGCGAATATTGATGCTGCTCAAAAAATAGCTCATTATCTTCATAATCAAGGTAAAACAGTTATTGTTTCTTTAGTATCACCATATGTTGATCAAAGGGAAGAATTTAAAGCTACTTTAGGTGAAGGTATTAAAGAAATTTATGTTCATACTTCTGAACCTAGAGAAAGAGATAATTTTAAGGCTGAGGCTTATGTTGCTCCAAAATCAAAATTCATTGATATTGATACAACAGAAGACACACCAGAACAGTCTTTAGAAAAAATCTTAAAAGCTATCAATGGATAAGAAAAACACTATATTCTGTGATATTGATGGTACTATTTTTAAATATCGTAAGTTTGAAACGTACAAAACAACAGAAGCTGAACCTATTCAATCAACCATAGAATATTTAAAAGAACAAACAGAAAAAGGGCATATGATTATTTTAACAACAGCAAGGCCTGATGTACTTTTTGAACATACAGTTTGGGAATTAGGAAAACATTTTGTACCTTATCATAAATTAGTGATGGGTATAGAAAGAGGACCAAGGTACTTAATCAATGATATGGACCCTGAAAAGGAAGGTAAAAGAGCAATAGCAGTAAATTTAATAAGAGATCAAGGATTTAATTAATATGGAAAACTGGAGTAAAAAATTACACGTAGAATCATCATTACCTGCTAAACCAGGTCAACATGCAATGTTTGTAGGTAGATGGCAACCACTACATACAGGACATCAAGAACTATTTAAGCGAGCAATGGATGAAGGTAAAAATGTTTTGATTTGTATTCGAGACATCCAACCAGATGAAAAAAATCCATTTACCGCTCAACAAGTATTAGAAAACATTACTAAGTTTTATCAAAATGAACCTAGAGTTAAAGTAATGGTTATTCCTGATATTTGCTCTATTGAATTTGGTCGTGGTGTTGGTTATAATATTATTGAACATATTCCACCTACAGCTATTGGAGAAATTTCAGCTACTAAGATTAGGGAACAAATGAAAGCCGAAGGTAAATTATGAGCACCTCAAAAACATATCAAATAAGATACAACACAATATCTAAAGATGATACTGAAAGATGGAGACTGATTGAGAATGGTAATGAAACATTAGTAGCAAATATTATTATTGATGGTTCTACTTATACTACTAAGGACTGGATGGAAGAAATTCAGGATTATAAATGGCATATTACTTGTGAAGGTCATTGTGAAATAAGAAATAATATTGCTTACATTAAAACTATTAAAGAAAAGTCAGTATTAAAAAGACATATCCTAAAAGCAGTTTCTTGGAGAGTAATAGGAACTATTGATACTATGATTTTAGGTTGGATTATTACTGGAAATCCTTTAACTGGTTTAAAGATTGGAGCATTAGAAGTTTTAACAAAAATGACTTTATATTTCCTTCACGAAAGAATTTGGTACAAATACGTTAAAATTAAAAAATGAAACTAAAAGTAGCTCACTTTGATAAACAAGTCTTTGAAGATAAACTTAAACATTTATCTCATTTAGACTTTTCTTTATTTATTGAGACACCTCCACAATCACAAGATGAGTTATCTCCTCTTAATATTATTTCATTTCAAGAACCAAATGAATACTTTGGTTTACATGATTGGGTTATTCAAAATAAAGATTTATTCAATATAATATTAACTCAAAGTGATAAAGTATTAAATAATTGTGAATCAGCTATTTACCAACCATTTGGACATACTTGGTTACAACAAGACCAATATGAAAAAGATCATGATAAAATATTTCAATTAGCTCACTTACAAGGTAAACTACTTAAAACATATGGTCATTCTTTAAGACATGAAGTAACAGCTAGAAAAAATGAGTTTAGTATTCCTACTAAGTTTTATGAAACTTATGGAGATAGAAATAATATTGATGATGCTCGTTTAGGTAAAGAATTTATATTTGGTGATTCACAATTTGGAGTAGTAATTGAAAATACTTCTCATAGAGGTTATTTTACCGAAAAAATACTAGATTGTTTTTTATTAAAAAATATTCCAATTTATTGGGGTTGCTCGAACATAGGTGATTATTTTGATATAGACGGTATTATAACATTTAATAATGTAGATGATTTAGTGTATAAGACAAATCAATTAAATGAAAGTTATTACAAAAATAGAAAAGAAATAATTGATAAAAATTGGAATTTAGCTTTAGAGTATGTAAATTACGAACAAAATATAGTTAACACAATCACAAAAATTTTTAAACACAATAATTTAATATGAAAAAAGTATGGTATGCTCCTAATAAATTTGAGTCATATGGAGAAGAAGAAATCAAAGCAGTAGAAGAATGTTTACGTTCAGGTTGGCTAGCAGGATTTGGTCCTAAATCAATTGAATTTGAAGAAAAAATAGCTAAACACTTTGGCAAAAAATATGGTGTATTTGTTAATTCAGGTTCATCAGCTTGTTTATTAGCTTTAGCTAGTTTACAATTACCTAAAGGCACTAAAGTAATCACACCAGCATGTACTTTTTCAACTACATTAGCTCCTATTATCCAATTAGGACTAATTCCAGTATTTGTAGATGTTGATTTAAATACTTATGTAGCTAATGTTAATGAAGTATTAGCTGCTATTACAAATGAAGTTAAGGTACTTATGTTACCTAATTTGATTGGTAACAAACCCAATTGGAAAGTTATTAAGGAAGGTTTAGTAGCTATGGGTCGTGAAGATATTATCCTAATTGAAGACTCAGCAGACACAGTTACTCACACTCTAGAAACAGATATTGCTACTACTAGTTTTTATGCATCACATGTTATTACAGCTGGTGGGTCAGGAGGAATGGTAATGTTTAATGATGAAAAATTATGTAATGTATCTTTACAATTTAGGGATTGGGGACGAATGGGAGACAATTCAGAAATTATGTCTGATAGATTTAATCATAGTGTAGATGGTATTCCTTATGACCATAAGTTTTTATATGGAGTGTTAGGTTATAATATGAAATCATCAGAAATGAACGCTGCTTTTGGGTTAGTACAATTAGAACGATTTAAACAATTTGAAGGTATTAGAAGAGCAAATGTTGAACGTTATATTGAAAATCTTAAGGATATAGAAGAAATTTTATTACCTGATGATTCTATTAAACCTAATTGGTTAGCAATTCCTTTACAAACAGAATATCGTTATGAGTTACTTAACTTTTTAGAAAATAATAACATTCAAACAAGAGTAACATTTGCGGGTAATGTAACTCGCCATCCTGTATATAGAGAATATTTACAAGAATTTACTAATTCAGATACTATTATGAAAAATGGTTTTTTGTTAGGTGCCCACCATGGAATGAATACTGAGGATGTAGATTATGTTTGTGATAAAATTAAAGAGTTTTTTACTAAATGAAAGTAGTATATGTAACTGGTTGTTTAGGTTTTATAGGTTCCTATGTAACCAAAGCCTGTCTTGAAAAAGGATGGTATGTGAGAGGTATAGATAAATGTACCTACGCTGCTAATTTAGATTTATTAGATGAATTTAATAAATATCCTAACTTTGTATTTGAGCAAAAAGACATTTATAATATTAATTTTTTATATGATTGTGATTATATAATTAATACAGCTGCTGAGACCCATGTTGGTAATAGTATTATAAGTAGTGATGAATTTATCCATTCTAATATAAATGGTGTTCATAACTTATTAGAGTTAATTAGAAACCATAGGCAAGAAGGTCAACATACCCCTATTTTACTTCATTTTAGTACAGATGAAGTTTATGGCGACATTGAAATCGGTTTCCATATAGAAACAGATCTACTAAAACCGTCAAACCCTTACTCAGCAACAAAAGCTGCTGCGGACCAATTAGTATTAGCTTGGGGTAGGACTTATAATTTACCCTATGTGATTATTAGACCAACTAATAACTATGGTATTGGGCAGTATATTGAAAAATTAATTCCGAAATCATGTAAGTATTTAAAATTAAATAAAAAAATACCTTTACATAACAATGGGACACCTATTAGAAATTGGTTACATGCTAAAGATACAGCTGAAGCTGTTATTACTATTATAGAAGCTGAAGTTAAAAATGAAATTTATAACATATGTGGTGGTTTTGAGCAAGACAACATTACCACATGTAAAAAAATAATTAAAGAATATTTTGGAGATATTGATCCTTATAATTATATTGATGCGTCTTATTCTAGAGTAGGTCAAGATGTAAGATATGCTCTTGATGACTCAAAATTAAGATCATTAGGATGGAAACCACTAGCCGACTTTGATAAAGAATTACCTGAAATAATAAAATATTATAAAAACAAATTTATATGGTAGAATGTAGAATATGTAGTTCATCTCTTGTTAAGTATAAAACATTTGATAAAGTAGCAAGACAAGTATCTGTCTTAAGAAAAGAACCTTTTAATTATCACGGGCAGGAAATTGAAATGTATCAATGTCCTAATTGTAACCATTATCAAATAGAGTATGATAATGCTGAAGATTATTATGATGATTATATAATGTTACCAAATGCTGAATCTATTTATCCTTTTAGAGAGCGACAAATTAATCAATTAGTTTCAATTAATCCTAATGTGACTTCTTTTATTGAAATAGGATGTGGGGATGGTGGTTTTCTAGAACATGCTAAAAAATTCTATAACCGAGTTGTAGGTAATGAACCTTCTAAAGTTTATAATAAATTAACTGTTGATAGAGGATTTGAATGTCTTTCATCTTACATTACTAAAGATTTTAAGGTAACAGAAACATTTGATTCATTTTGTGCTAAACAAGTATTTGAACATTTACCTAATCCTAAAGAAACATTACGTAAAATATATGAGATGATAAATGATAAAGGAACAGGGTTCATTGAGATACCAAATGGATCTAAAACCATTTATAATCAACGTTACTATGATATTTTTACAGACCATGTTAATTACTTTACACCTACCAGTCTATCTAAACTAGTTGAAGAATGTGGTTTTATAGTAGTTAAAGTAGAAGAAACATTTGGGGGTGATTATTTAGAATGCTATATGAAAAAAGATGTTAATGCTCGAAATATAAAACAAAAACGAGATAATGATCTTACTTTTATTAAAGAAAATTCTAAAAAATATAATAAAATTGGAGCATTTGGAGCTGGAGCTAAAGGATTTTCTATATTGACTGCTTTAGATGAAAATATACCTTTAAAATTTATTTTTGATGATGACCCTCATAAACAAGGAAGATATTTACCAAATACAATCATTCCTGTTTCTAAACCTAAAATTGAAGATATAGAAACTTTAGATTTAATTATTATATTTGCTGCTTCTTATCAAGATGAGATTATAAATAATTTAAAAACAAAATATAATTTTAAAGGAGATGTAATTGGTTTACAAAACAACACATCAATTATTACTGTTTAATATGAAACTTAAAAAACGTATATTAGAAATAGCCTATAAAAATAAATTAAGTCATTTAGGCTCCTATCTTTCTAGTTTAGAAATTATAGAGGAAATCTATAAAAAGAAAAACCCAGAAGATATATTCATTTTATCCTCAGGTCATGCTGCTTTAGCTTTATATGTTGTTTTGGAAGCTTATGAAGGCAAAAATGCTGAGGTATTATTTAAAAAACATGGTGGTCATCCTCATCGAAATGAAGAAGATGGATTGTATTGTTCAACAGGTAGTTTAGGTTTAGGTATAACTGTTGCTGTTGGTAGAGCTTTAGCTAACCCAAAAAGAAAAGTATATGTTTTAATAAGTGATGGTGAATCAGCTGAGGGTTCAGTTTGGGAAGCTTTAAGATTTATTCATGACCAAAATATAAAAAATATAGAAGTTTATGTTAATATTAATGGTTATGCTGCTTATGATAAAATTGATTCAAAATACTTAAGTGATCGTTTATTAGCATTTTTACCTAATATTAATTTAAGGTATACATCAGTAAATCAATATCCTTTTTTAAAAGGTATAAATGC